GCGACCTGATTTGTATTGTCGTAATCGAATACGGACACACCAGTTCCGAGTCTCTGAATGATAAAGTACAGCTCTTTGACTGGATTTACAAACTGTAACTTTTGTCTGAACGTGGTCTCACCCCCTGGAATTCTAGAAGTGTCACTCTGTACTTGGGTGATGATAAAGTCCGTGGGAACCTCTTGGTACCTGATGCGTTCCGGTGTATCGAGTGTCACGAGATCGGTTTGAACCTGGAAACCCTTTATGAGTCCCTTTTGGTCGGACACATAGAGTCCCTTTTCCCACTCCCCCTCATCGGCATCCTCTAATATGAATGTCTGATATATACATTTATCGATTTTATTGAGTTGCACGACAATCTCCACCTCCTGACCCGTGATGGCACACAGGGGTACAGCCAGTTCAGGGTTGTTGTAAAAATAAAAAGGGACATCTATGATGTACGTCTCATCGGTGTTCGATGGTTCTAAATATGGTAATATGGTAAAGCTATCCACAGGTGTTCCAGAGAGTTCGAGGGGTGGTTTACCGATGAGTTTAGAAAGATTAACTTGTTTAGTCTGTGTTATATAATGCTCTGAATGTATCTGCATAAAATCCCTCGTGACTCGCTGTACGAGTGTACCACCTATGCGTATGTCTACGTGATCAATCATGGCGTGGCCTATGGACTCTACGTATCCCCTGGTTACCCCGGGTATTCCCGGTTGTTCTATAGGACCCAACGTCACCCGAAGCCTCACCGTTTTGAGAAGGTCACCCGCATCCTGAGGAATGGTGCATCGAAGTGTCTGACCAAATTCTAATTCACCGATAACATCATGATCTACTGTGAAGTTGGCAAAGTTTGTATGCTTTTTGAAGTTTTTTATAAAGTAGGTATACTCTGGATTGTCCGTGAAAAAGACATCCTGTGTACCCCTCGTGGCGAGCTGCACGCGTCCAGCCATTACTACTAGTACTCTCTAAAATTTTAAACCTGCTAATCCACTACTGATCCGCAGTACGTTGTAGTTAACTGCGTATACACTGACAAATGTATCGTTCGTGTCATCTATCTCATCGAGTTCCAGATTGAGTTTTTGGTGCATGATACGACTCATGTTCACCTGTCCGGTTGGATAATACATCTCAGGTTTCATGGCGAACGAATATATGTAGAATTCACGAGCTGGGGAAGGACATCCAGTGTGATGATCCAATGTCTGTTGATACGCCATGTGCTTTCCATCGTGATCGAATATTGTTGCACCATTAAATTCTAAAGACACATTTTTTATAAACCGTGCATCGGAACGAATGTTTATGTCATTCGATAAGTAGAGTGTCTGATCGGTCTCTGCTACAATGTTGTTGAGTAGTTTTCTACCGTTCTTTTCCAATTGAATGCGCTCTTGGAGCGTCGCCATGAAATACAACTCTTTGACTGGGTTTTTAAAATTGAGCATGACTGATCGCGAAGAGACGTTTGGACCGAAGGGTATGGTGGCAACCTGTAACTGTGTGATGACATACTCCACGGGACGAGTCAACAGGAAATTCTTTTCATCTTCCGTCACGAAATAGAAATCCGTGATGAGCGAAACGTTTTTGATTCCACCGTCGTTCGTGGGGTACACCTCCCAGGGATCCGATTCACTGAGTCTTTCGTATGAGTAAGATATTTTATAATCGGATGGTTTGAATTGTATACGAACCTCGATGAGCTGTTTCGTGATGGCACACACGGGAATAGCCAGGCTGGGATGTCTAAAAAAGTAAAACGGTAAGTTGACATAAAAGGTGTATGGATCTGAAAATACGATGTGATTACCGTGGCCCGTGAGGAAATACAGTGTCTGTGAAGTGTCATCGAGATTATTATGAAGTTGATCGTACATGTATATGTATTCACCTGTGAGCCTCTCTATGGTCTGACCACCGATGACAAGATCAGCGTACTCTATGATCCTGGAACCTATGGATGTGTTATAGGTATTGGACACGAGTGTACCGTCAGCCACCGGGAGGGGGTCCAGAGTCACCTTCAGCATCATGCTTCTCACGAGATCACCGACATTGTTGGGTATCCTACAAGTGACGGTCTGACCGAATCCCACATCTCCATCGAAGGGTCTCTCCACCGCTTCTGTCGAGAAACGGGTGTGTCGCCTATAGTTCATGACGAAATACGAAAACTGTGGCTCTCCCGTGAGCCATTGATCCTGTATACCAGTGACAGCGAGCCTCAAGCGACCTGCCATTCTTAATACACGTGAGTAAAATTTTATTAAATAAAAGAGAACAATAGTATAGATGGATTTAAAACTCAGGAAATTTAATCCAGCCACGATGGCTGACGATAGGGTATGCGTTTTCGTGGGAAAGAGAAACACAGGAAAATCTACTCTCGTGACAGACATTCTGTATCACAAAAAACATCTACCAGCGGGTATCGTCTTATCCGCGACAGAGGAGGGTAATCATTATTATCAACAGTTCATCCCAGATTTGTTCATATACGGTGACTACGACAGGGAAGCCATAGAGCGAGTCATGGACCGTCAGAGAAAACTGGTGGGTGCGGGAAAACAAAACTGTGGGGCGTTCCTCCTCCTCGACGATTGTATGTACGATAACAAGTTCATGCGAGACACGTGTATTCGACAGTGTTTCATGAACGGTAGACACTGGAAGATATTCTTCATGCTGACCATGCAGTACTGCATGGACCTCCCACCCGCTCTTCGTGCAAATGTTGACTACGTGTTTATCCTCAGAGAAAATATCATACAGAACAGAGAAAAGTTGTACAAATCCTTCTTCGGTATCTTTCCGTCATTCGACATGTTCAATAAAGTCATGGACGCGTGTACAGAAAACTACGAATGTTTAGTCCTGGACAACACCGCGAAGAGTAATCGTATAGAAGATTGTGTGTTCTGGTACAAGGCGTCGCTTCGAAAAAACTTCAAGGTGGGTGCCCCTGAATACTGGCAGGCGCATAAAAAGATGTTCAACCCCAAGGGCACCACGGCGGCCAACCCCAAGAATGTCAAGGGAAAGTCAACGCAAGTAAAAATAACAAAACAAAAATAACCTAAGTAACTTAAACATTTTACGAAATCATACATTATAAAATGAGGAATCAAGAACTTCTCAAACTCATCGCCACGGAACCATCATCTGACACCGATGACTTTTTGGAAAGGGAGGCACTCAACGGCTCCGAAGATGCCAAAAAACTTTTGACTATCGAACATGCTACTGAAATCGCAAAGCAAATCATTCAGGGACACTACGAAGATATCCTCAGGGCTATTCGTTCGGAAAGTACAAAGAAAGAAGATGCGGTTTACCGATGTAAAAACACCGATAATATTGTCAGGACATCGTATGACATAGAGTATGTACATCTCGAGACCGCCATAGATGAATCGGGGGGCCATGCCATTTATCTAAAGGCGAACAATAAAACGAAACAAATTACCGTGTATGATTCGATGGGTGAGGATGCGTACCTAAATGAATTTGAGGATGTTGTTCGTGACACGTATCCAGGGTACAAAATCAGGGATAAATCTATAGGCTTCCAGCCCACGGGTGGATTTACTCAGGATTCTCCAGAACAGATGGCTGGTGCCATGTATGTTTCAGGAGAACCAGGGTATCTAAACAGGGCGTGGAAAGTTTCGCAGTATGATGAACTTTCACAACATCATTTCTGTTACATCGAGGCTTTCATGGCCATGGCTTTTGATAGTCTTCCCATGTATCGAAAGGGACCCGATGATCCCAGGGAAAGACTTCGGTTCATCAAGCGTGTGGCGTGGGGATTCGTACACAAGTTTTATAAGGGGCCGAGAGAGGGTGTGATTTGGAGATATTTTACAGAACATTTTCCGTATTATATGTCTACGTGGAACACAGATGGAACTAGAATGCGAATGAGGAATGATACGTTTCAAATTCCAAAAAAGGAATCATTCATCAGACGAGTAGAAAAAATAGATATGGTTGACACGACGGGTTGGTCTATAAAAGACATCCTCACGTGGGCTGCGAAAACATAGAGACTAAAAAATGTAATTTTACATAAAATGTCTGACGTGCGAACATTAAACCTGTCGGATGCCGATGATGGCATGGTTCCTTTAAATGATAAACCGTCTACAACTTTTGTGCCGGAAAACGCTGAAAAAAATGTGAGTGAACATAAAGAAACTATGGATTCTACACCTCTCGCCGATATTATGGGACAGACCCAGGAACCCCTCGAACCGCCCATGATGGCGATGGATCCTCGCATGATGCAGGCTCCTCAGGCTCCACCCACTCCCGTAGCCAAGGAAGCCCCTGCCGTCAAGAAGGCGAACCCCCTCAACCTCACCGACGAACAGATGATGGCCCTCGTGGTCGCCGCGTGTACCGCCGCCGCCATCAGCAAACCCGTT